CGACCGGTACGTGCAGCGGCGCATCGACCGGATCGACGAAGTCATGGTGTCGTCTCTGCTGGCCCGCGATGTGGTCACCTACCGGGGTATCACCTCCGGGCGCCGCATGTTCGGCGACCGCCTCGACAGCGACCTGACCGGCATGCAATGGCGGGAAGACGCCTACGTGTCCACCTCCGCCGAACGCCGGCAGGCCGACCTGTTCACCACCGACTTCGGGGGCGTCGATGCGGTCCTGCTGCACGTGATCACGCCCGCAGGAACTGGGGCGGTACAGATCAGCGGCAGCAACGGCGGTCTGGCGGAGCTCCTGCTCGACCGTGGTCACGCCGTGGAGGTTGTCGCCGACCGAGGTGTCGACGATCGCGGTGTCCGCCGGTTGGATGTTCGGGTACTGCCCAAGGCGGGTGCTGATGTCGCTGGCTGAACGCATGGACGGCGACTATGAGCCGCCGGTACTGGTGGAACCGCGGGGTGGGCCTGTACCAGGCGCCGATGTGGTGCAGGCAGCCGTCGGCGACTCCGATGCTGCCCGCATCCAAAAGCAATGGGACACGGCGAAGGCCCGGCTGCTGAAGCGGTGGCCGAAACTCGCCAGGCCGATGGTCGACGAGCTCGCCGAGCAGGCACGCGCTGCCGTTGAGGTCGGGGACCTGGCCCTGCTGGGTGAGCTGCGGGTGTCGGCTGGTGTGGTCGCTGCCCTGTCAGTCCCGATCCGCAAGGCCGGCACCGATCTGGCGGTCGAGGCCGCAGCCGGCGTGGTTGAAGAAGCAGCCGCGCAGGACACGGTCATCGACGCCCCTGACGAACCCGGCACAGACCGGGTGCGGCAGCACGCTGATGCCGTCGCCCGGATCATCGCCGCCGGGTACGCGTCGGGCGCCGCCCGTACGGGTCTGCAGCTCGCGGGTTCCGGGCCGCAGGAGGTCCGTGACGTGGTCGAACGGCATCTCACCGAACTCGGCGAATCGGTGAACGGCCTGGTCGGCGACAACATCGGCAGCCTGCTGTCGGCAGCGCAGCATGCGGGCCGGCTCGCCGTCATGGAAGAGCACCCCGCGTCGTCATACCAGGCCGTAGAGGTCAACGATCCGAGCCGGTGCGGTCCCTGCAGCGCGGCGCACCGCACAACGTATCCGAGTCTGCGGGCGGCTCTGGCCGACTACCCCACGGCGGGACATCGCTCCTGTGAGGGCCGTTCCCGGTGCCGCGGCTACCTGCGGCCCATGTGGTGAGAGGAGCCGATGCCTGATGCCTGACGTGCAACTTGCCCGCCGTGCCGGGGTTGAACTGATCCGAACCGGATCCTGGTCCGCGTCCACCGGATCGTGGAATCCCACCCGGCAGGACATCCTCGCCGCCGTGGAAGCCCAGAAGTGCCCGGCGGTACGCCGGCCCCGACTGAAACTCGGACACACCGACGAACGGTTCAACGGCGACGGAGAACCCGCCCTCGGCTGGTTCGAGAACCTGCGCGCCGGCGACGGCGGCCACACCCTGGTCGCCGATCAGGTGGCGCTGCCCTGGCTCAACCAGGTGCAGGCCGCCGCCTACCCCGACCGATCCATCGAGGGCGCCTACCGGTACCGGTGCGGACTCGGCCATGAACATCCGTTCGTGCTGACCGCGGTCGCGTTGCTCGGTGTCACCCCACCGGCCGTGTCCACGCTGAAAAGCGTTCAAGACCTACCCGACATGCTCGGGGTAGCCGCCGCCGAAGACGTTCCGGACGGCGCGGAACACGTCGAAGTGACCATCCACGCCACCCGGCAAGGCGTCACCGCCAACGGAGAGGACGCCACCCCCATGTCGCGAGCCCAACTGATCCGGGACGCGTGGAACGCCTCGAACCCGCCGCTGAGCCAGTGGGTCACCGAAGCCCGCCCCGACGCCGCCGTGGTCGTGGACGACGAAGACCGCTCGTACCGGCTGTACCCGGTCACGTGGGACGGCGACAAACCGGCATTCGGTGAGTCCCGACCGTACGACCCGGCCGCCGATCAGGCGCTGGTGTACGCGTCACGTGCAGAATCGCGGCCCGGCGACAGCCACAAGCCGGCCCTACCGCCGGACCCGGACCGGCCCACCCCTGAACTCCCGGCCGCCGAGCCGGAGCCCGAAGAAACCCCCAACAAGGAGGACATCGTGTCCCTGAGCGATGACATGCGCTCGCGGCTCGGCCTCGCCGACGACGCCGACGAGACCGCCGCGCTCGCGGCGATCGACGAGCTGAAGCAGCGCGCCGACAACCCGCAGCCGAACCCGGAACTGGTGGCCGCGTCCGCAGCGGTCGAGGCCGAGAAGAACGAACTCCGCAAGGAGGTGACGATCCTGGCGTCGCAGGTGCAGACCATGTCGACGAAGCTGGCCGAGGCTGAGGCCGAGAAGGCTGCCGCCACCAAGCACTCCGTCATCCAGGCCGCCGCCGACCTCGGGAAGATCACCCCGGACGAGCGCGAGCAGTGGGAGAAGGACTACGACGACGCCCCCGCCGCCGTCACCCGGATCCTCGCTTCGATCGCGCCCGGATACAAGCTCCCGGTCAGCGTGGCCGGCAGCGCCGGGGGCCCGGAGCCGACCGCCGCGTTCGACGACGACCAGCTGACCGAGGCGTTCTTCGGCCCGGGTGCTGTTGCCCGATTCAAGACCCAGGAGGCCTGATCATGGCTGCCTACTACCCGATCTTCATGGGTCCGCCGCCGCACACCGCGGTCGCGTCGGCCACCATCACCGGCGGCCAGGTCATCGAGGTGTCCGCGACCGGCACCGTCGGCCCCGCCGCCGCAGCGAGTGCCGCTGTGGTCGGTGTCGCCGGCTTCGACGTCACCGCCAACCAGGAAGTCGTGGTGTTCCGCGGCGGTATCCAGGAGCTCGTCGCGAACGGCACGGTGACTGCCGGCCAGCAGGTGGAGACCGCCGCCGCCGGGCAGGTCCGCACTCTCGCCGCGGGCCGTGCGGTCGGTGTGGCGATGACGACCGCGACCAACGGCAACAAGGTTCAGGTCGCCTTCAACGCCTGACCGCACCGGCCGCCCGTCGGCCTGCGCGTTTCTCGTCTTTTGAGCCGCCTGTCACGGCGGCTTTTTTCGTGCCCGCCCGCCGGGCAGCCAGAAAGGAACACCCATGCCAGGGCCCTACCCTGCGGCGTCTCCGACGCTGTCCGGCGATCTGCTCACGATCAGCCGTTTCCTGCAGTCCCCGACCCAGCTGTCTCGGGCACTGCGTTCGATCATGAACCTGCGGTTCGTGTCGGACCAGCTGCTGACCAACCAGTACCGCACCTCCGGCGGCGCCATCAGCTACGAGGTGTCGGAGCCGATCCTCAACACCCGCGCCGTGCAGGCCGTCGCCCCGGGTTCGACGTACCCGTTCGACGTTCCGGCCGGTGGCACCGCGGCGCTGGCGGCGGTGAAGAAGTGGGGTGAGGCGTCCTTCCTGTCCGACGAGCAGGTCAAGCGGTCCGTGTATGCGGGCAACGAGATCTCCCGGACCCTGCAGAAGGCCGTGAACACGGTCGTCAACAAGATCGAGGCGATCACGATCGCGGCGATCGGGTCGGCGGTCACCCAGACCCAGGCCGCCGGCGCGGCGTGGAACGCGGCCACCCCGACGATCTTCCGCGACATCGAACTCGCGGCGGCGAAGATCGCCGACCAGAACCAGGGCTACAACCCCGACACGATCCTCATGTCGACGACCAAGTACGCGTACCTGATCTCCGACGCCACCGTGTCGAACCTCCGCGCCCGGGAGGACACCACCAACCCGATCTACGGCGGCCGAATGGCGCAGATCGGCGGCTTCAACGTCGTCTACACCAGCGTCAGCAACCTGCCGTCGGACGACGTGTGGGTCCTCGACTCCACGCTGCTCGGCGGTATGGCGGACGAGGTCAACAACGACCCCGGCTACGTCACCGTGGACCGCAACATTCAGGTCCAGTCGGAGCGGGTCGCCGGCCGGGACGGCTGGAACCTGTGGGCGCGGCGCCTGACGGTCCCGATCGTTCAGGAGCCCGCCGCCGCCTGCAAGATCACCGGTAGCTGAGGCGGCTGACATGGCAGACACCAAGCGCTACCAGGTCGTCTCGGCCTGCGCCATCGTCCCCGTCATGACCCACGACGGCGAATACCTGCAAACCCTGTACGCCGGTGCCGGGTTCGACGCCAACCCGAACCACCCGCGGGTCGCGCACAACGTCGAGTCCGGGTACATCGCCGAGGTCGGCGCCAAGGCCGCCCTCGGTACCGACACCGCCGGTGTGCCGATGGCCGACGACAAGCGGACCGCCGCCGACGGGGAACCGTCGGAGCCTGTCGACCTCAACGACCCGGGTGTCGTCAACGAGCAGCAGCAGGCCCGTTCGGCTGCCGCCGCGAAGCTGCCTACCGACGGCTCGGCACCTGATGGCCGCGCGTCCCAGGCGGTGTGGGTCGAGTACCTCGTGTCCCGCGGCAGCCGCTACGAGGACATCAAGGACGCGGACCGGGCGGACCTGCAGAAGCTGGCCAAGCAGCAGCAGTCCTGATCGTCCTGTGGGCCGGGTTCCGGACGGCCCGGCCCACAGGCAATCCCGTCCACGAGCGGCGCGGGGGTGTTCGTGGCTGGCTGGTCGGCGGTGCGGTACGGCATGGATGCGTACGCACGCCAGATGGCGCAGCAGGCGCTGAATGCTGCTACCGCGGCGCAGCAGGCGGCGGGCACGGCTTCGTCGCAGGCGGTGGGCCGGTTGTCGGGCTGCCGTCTGGGGTCGGCCCGGCTCGGGTTGGCGGTGGCGGTAGGCGGCCAGGTGGACGTGCCGATCGTGTGGTCCACGCCGATCCCGGTCGCCGAGTACAGCGTGGAGCCGGTGGCGGGTTACGGCCTGATCGGCACGGCAATGCTGTCGGTGAAGTCGAAGACCGCTACAGGGTGTGTGGTGACGGTGAAGGCGTCTGGTGTGGCGGTCGCGGCCGGCGCTGTGGTGCTGGCGCACGCCACTTTCTGAAGGAGAACCAATGTCTGACTGCGACGAGCAGCCCGCTGCCCCCGTCCAGGAGCCGCCCGCGATGGGCGGCGTGTTCGTACTGACTGTTGAGGCCGAGGTCATCCCCGGTGCTCGTGACGAGGATGAGGAGGCCGATCCGCGATGACGGTGGGGCAGAGCACTACGCACGCGCACGCGATCCTGAATGTGCTGCGGGGAACCAGCTATACCGCTCCGACGAACGTGTTCCTCAAGCTCCACACAGGGGATCCGGGTGCGGCAGGGACGGCGAATGCGAGCGCGGAGACGACGCGGAAGCAGTTGACGTTTGCTGCGCCGTCGGCGGGGTCTACGGCAGCTTCGGCGGTTTCGTGGGCGGCGTGGACGGCTGGGTCGGAAACGATCACCCACGTATCGATGTGGGACAATCTTACGGCGGGAAGCTTCCTTCAGTCCGGGGCGCTGTCGGCGTCGAAAGCGGTACAAAACACGGACACTCTCTCCGTTACCGCGACTGCAACACAAGGACCGATTGCAGCGTAGATCAAATTGTGTGCAGCTTAACCGCCCTTTAGAATAACTAAATGACTGCACGCATTGATTTGACTGGACAGAAGTTCGGAAAGCTAACCGCATTGGAGCCGGGCGAATCACGTTCAGGGATTCTGCATTGGACTTGCAAATGCGAATGCGGCACTGTCGTGCAGGTGCGCGCGGGCTCGCTCCGCCGCGGCAACAGCAAGAGCTGCGGCTGCGCGAAGTACGACGGGATGCAGGCGCACAACCGGATGCGCAGCGAAGCGGCGCACCGCTCGGAGCCCGAGTTCGGTGTCTGGCTGGGGATGAAGGACCGGTGCCATAATCCGAAGAGTCGTTCCTACGCCAGATACGGGGCACGCGGCATCCATGTCGCGCAGGTCTGGCGAGATGACTATGATGCCTTCATTCGCGACATGGGTCCGCGCCCATCGCCCACTCACCAGATCGACCGCATCGACAACAACCGCGGTTACGGTCCAGGAAATTGCAGGTGGGCCACTCCTTCTGAGAACTGCCGCAACAAGTCGACGAATCGTCGGTTCGTCTTCGGAGGGCGGGAGCAAACACTCACCGACTGGGCAGAGGAGACCGGCATCCCATTCGCAACGCTTCTGGCCCGCGTTGGCCAGTTGGGCTGGCCCATTGAGCGCGCATTGACAGTCCCAGTGCAGGCGCGACCTCACGGACGTGTCCGCCACATCGAACATGATGGACGCACGCTGTCCGTTGAGCAGTGGGCTACCGAAACGGGCCTGAAGGCTCAAACCATCCGCGTCCGGTTACAGCGCGGCTGGTCGGTTGAGAAGACACTTACCGCTCCGCTGGGTCCTAGCAGGTGGGGCACTTCAGGCAAGGGAGAAATGCCGATGGAAGCCTTTCCGAGCGTCACCCCGACCATAACTCAGGGCCCGCTGGCGGCCTGACATGGCAGTCGGGTCGATCATCCTCACGCCAGGATCGGCAACCCTGCCCGACGGCAGTGCGTCGAACCTGGCACCCGGTCTGGCGGTCGCCAAGTCAACGGCGACCGCACCCGGCATCTACACCCTCAAGGCGCTGTTCGACGCCACATCCGAAGAGTCGTGCATGTGGCAGTTCCGGATGCCCGACGACTACGGGTCCGCGCCGCTGGCGAAGATCCAGTGGGCTGCCGCGAGCGCCACGTCGGGTGCGGTCGTGTGGGATGTGCGGATTTCCGCTACCACTCCAGGCGACGCCACGGACGTGGACACCCAGGACTTCGCCGCCGCGAACACCGCCACGACGACAGTCCCGGCAACGGCCGGCTACCTGGCGGAGACAAGCGTGACACTCACCAACGCCGACTCCCTCGCGGCCGGGGACCTGGTCGTAGTGCGCGTGGCCAGGGCTGCCGCTGACGGTGGCGACACAGCCACCGGAGACGCCGAACTGCTAACGGTAAACATCAGCTACACAACGGCCTGATCCGGGAGGTTGCCGGTGCCACGGTCGTTCAACGGCTCCAACGGACGCCTGACCTTGGGCGGCGGCGTCATCGGTGGAACAACATTCGGTGGCATGTCGATGGCCTTGGTGGTCAGGCCGGCAGTAGCCAACACCACCATGTTCCCGCTGAACGTGTACAACACCGCCGCCGTCGGTGCGACTGGAATCCGTATGGCAAACGGGATCATCCAGATGGTGGTCAACAGCAGCACCCGCACCACGGTCCCGGACATCACCTACGCTGTTGCTGAAGGCTGGATTCTGGTAGTCGTCACCAAGGCTGCCGGAAACACACCCACCCGGGTCCATAAGTACATTTACGGGACTGGCGTGTGGACCCGAGCCAGCAGTGCTGCAGGCGCCGACCAGACAAGCACCATCGACGCTCTCTACATCGGCCACATGGCCAACGCCTTCCACCTGAACGGTGACATTGCGGCGGCTGCAATGTTCCGGACAGTGCTTTCCGACGATGCCGTCTCTGCCATGCCGTACTCGTTGAACACCTGGCTCGCGTACGCGCCTGCAGCGATGTGGGTGCTGGACCAGCATTCCACTTCAGTGCCGCTGGTCGACTGGACTGGCAATGGCTCTAATCAGACTGCTATCACTGGCACCTCGGTTGCTTCTGCTTCGTCGCCGATCGGCTACGGCCGGCCAATCATCATGCCGACACGGCGTGCAGCGGCGAACTTGTTCAGCAACCAGCTTCCTGTTCTCAGGGATCAGTCGGACGGTACTCCGGGTATCACCACCGCGACGACGTTCCGGACTGCTGTCGATGGTCAGGTCAAGGCGGCGCGTTTCTTCGCCACGGCCACGGTGTCGGGCACGTACACGGTCGGCCTGTGGTCGGTGGACAGCAGCGACCCTGGTGGCGGCACCCTCCTCGCGTCGAAGACGATGACCGGCGCGCCTACCCCGGGCACCTGGAACACGGTCTCCTTCGACAGCCCGGTCAGCGTAACCGCGAACACCGCCTACCGGGTTGGCGTCTTCTCAGGTGCTGGCCGCTACGTCGCCACCACGGGCTTCTTCACCGGCGCCGACCTTGTCAACGGTAACCTGACCGCCGACCAGCCTGGTGACACCATCGGTGCGGTCACGATCAGCCAGGGCACGTTCCGGATCGACTCGACGTTCGGCTACCCGAACACGTCCGGCTCCGGGTCCAGCTACTTCGTTGATGTCGACTTCTACGCCGGCGGCGGTGGCGGCCCGGTCACGCACGAGGCGACCGCGACGCTGGCCGCGACGGGCACGTTGACTGGTGCGGGAAACACCGCCACCAGCGGCACGGCAACACTGGCGGGCACGGGTTCACTGTCGGGCACGGCGGTCCGCTCCCAGGCTGCGACAGCAACACTCGCTGCGGTCGGTGGCCTGACCGGGGCCGCGGTCCGTTCGGCGGACGGCACGGCCACGCTGGCGGGCACCGGAACGTTTACCGGGTCCGGGGTCCGGGCCGCGGACGCAACGGCAACGCTCGCAGGAACCGGCGCGCTCACCTCGAACGGGCTCCGGTCCACGGACGCCACCGCAACACTCGCGGCAACGGGCGGGCTCACAGCCGCCGGGGCACGCATCCAAGCCGCCACGGCAGTACTCGCCGGAACTGGCGGCCTGACCGCTACCGGCGCGATTGCCGGTGCGGACGCCACCGCCGATTTGGCCGGAACTGGCAGCCTCACCGCTGCGGGCACGGTCGACCGGACAGCCGCGGGAAATCTCGCTGGCACCGGGACGCTGACGGCTGCCGCTGCGGCCACCCGACTCGCCACGGTGACGCTGGCCGCAACCGGCGGGCTCACCGCGGTTGGTGACCGAACGGCAGCCGCTACAGCCACCCTGAACGGTTCTGGGGCACTCACGGCGTCCGCGACCGCCACCCGACTGGGAACCGTCACGCTTGCCGGTACAGGTGCTCTCAACGCCGTCGGCAACGTGATCGTGCCCGGCATCGAGACCGCCACCCTCAACGGGATTGGTGGCCTCACCGCCACCGCAACCCGGTCGACGAATGCCTCAGCCACACTCGCAGGCGTTGGCGGGCTCTCCGGCAGCGCAGCACGCGAGACCGCAGGCGCAGTTGCCCTCGCCGGTCAAGGCGCGCTCACTGCCACCGCAGCCATCGAGCGGGTCACCCTCGTGACGTTCGCCGGCACCGCTGCGCTCGCTGCGGTCGGGGATGTTCAGAACGAGCAGGGCGCCACCCTTGCCGGGGTTGGCGGCCTGACCGCGACAGCCAGCGTGGTCCGCA